GGCGAACTCGCCCTCGCCGAACAACTCGGCAACGTCGCTGCCATGCGGGCGATACAGCAAGCCAATCACCTTGGCGTCATACGGCGGTCGGAGTGTGTCGCCCTGCCATGTCGGGTCGCTTTGCGAGCCGAGCATGAACGTGGTGCGATCTGGGGCCAGCCGGAACAGTTGATTGCGCCTGCGCCCCACCAGCGCCGTGCCCGAATAGGACACGTCGTGCTCAAGCCGTGCGAGCAGCTCAGGTCGGGTGTACGAACCAGGCCGCTCGAGCGGGGCGAGGTCGGTGGTGCCGTACAGCGACCCGTCGACCCGTCGAAACTTGAAGCGCACCTGCGACAACAACAGCGCACGGGTGGTGACGGCCGCAGCGACCACGCCGTGCTTGCGGTGGATGCCCTCGACCATGCTGACGAAGTCGCCGTCAATCTGATCGGGACGCGACCCATCAGGGCCGAAGATGTAGCGGTTCGCATCAAAGGAGAACGACGAAGTGTGTCGCTGCTCAATGCTGCGAGCAGGTGCCGTGCGTGCGGCCAAGGCGTCTAGGAGCTTCATGCGTCACGAACCTCCACGACAAGCGCCAACGATGCGCACACGGCGCCGAACAGAATCAGAGCCGCCGGTGGATAGATCAGCGCCACGCCAGCAGTCACGCACGCCAAGCCGACAACGGCCAACACCACAAGTGCTGCCAGCTTCATGACACGTCGAAGTAGAGCGGTTGGCGGGCGGCGGCGACCGTCTCAGGGATGCCGCCGAGAGCGAGAGTCGCTGCGACAAGTGCGGTGATGTCCATGCGTGACGATCTCCTCGACCACAGTTCGGCGTCGCCAGACGCACGCAACTTGGCGGCAACGATTGACGAGCGCAGCGACTGCTGGCCCAAGTGACGCAAGCCGTCGGCGAGAACGGCGTCGATGAACTGGCCGGTGGCCTTGGCGTGATCGGCTGCCGACACCTCGTCGACGGTGACGCCTGCCTCGATCAACTGGGGGATCAGCGAAGCGGCCGGGCCGCCCTTCTCGATGCGGATCGCTTCGCAACCCGCGCGCTGCAACAGGTCGCCGATGGCGCCCACCACCCACGCCGTGCCAGGTCGTGCATCGACCGTCTCGACGTGGACAAGGCCATCATCACGACGACCAGCAGCGCTCACCGTTGCCCGTTTGCGATCCGGCGACACGTCGAGCGCCAGCACAACACGACCAACAGCTTCGGATGCTTTATCCTCGAGCGCATCCCACGCATCAAGCGCAATCACCGAGCTTGTCGACTCTGGCTCCTCTGGGATGCCGAGACGCTCGCGCGCAAACTCGGCGGGATCGAGCGACCGCTGCTCGGCTGCGATGTCCTCCTCGGACACCAGCAAGCCCATCGACGGATTAGCGCGACGCCAAGCGGCGACGTCTTTCGGGTCAACATTTGGCTCGTTGGCCCACTCGACGAACATCAGCCGAGGGTCATCGCCGGCGATGCCACGATTGCGCACCGAGTGCAGCACCGTTGACGACTTGTGCGCCGCCGACGACGTGTACCACACCTGCGGGTTGGGGCGTGCTGACAGTGCTGGCAGCAGCGCGCCCATCGTGTCGGTGGACAGCTCGAACGCTTCGTCGAGGTAGACGGTGTCGGCCGAGAAGCCACGACCGGACGAGCGAGAACGCGCAATGAAGCGCAGCCGTTGGCCGGTGATGAGTTCGATCGCCTGGTCACCGGCGCCGGTGCGGATGATCTTCACTTGCTTCAGCAGCAGATCGCAGCCTTCGATCAGCGCCACCACGCGCCGGAAGTGCTCGTAGCACGTCTTGAACTCGTGTGCTGAGTGGATCTGCAAGCGCTCGCGAAAGCTGAACAGACCGGCGAGTTGGCGGGCCTCAAGGATGCTGCCCTTACCAGCCTGGCGGCTGACGGCGATGCACACCTCGCGGGCAGCCCACTTGCCGTCGGGGCGCACCAACGTCGCATCGCGGAACACGTCGGCCTGCCACGCGAACAGCTCGAGGCCCGCAATCTCTGCGATGCCGATGGCGTCCTCGGTCAAGTCGAACGGCAAGCCGTCAGGCGGGACGCTGCGCGTTGTTGGCGCGCAGGCGCCGGCGTTCTGCGAGTGCGTCATC